AAGTAAGTGTATAACAAGCGCTATACCAAAAGAACAAACAGCATTGCGAGTGTGTTGTTTGTCTTCTTCGGACATCTCGTTGAATTGAGAGGTCACATCAATAAACCAGGACGAACATGAAAGAACATGGTCTACGATCTCGCTTCCTGACAAGATCAACCATTTAGAGATGATCTCTAACACCTCATTACGCTGTACGTCTTCTGACGGTACAGAGAACCCAGAAAGATGAGCGAGTTTTTGACCCTCAGTAATTGATAGCGCTAAGAGGAAGTTTCTCTTCTCTAGTGGAGTTAGATCGTCCATCACTTCCCCTTTGCCTCCGACCAACTTCCTGCCGAATGACAAGAAACCTTGAGTGGTATACCTTCGTACTTTACACCATCTCCCATTGCCTGGATGAGCATGGGTTCTAATGTGGATACTTCCTCAGTCGGAACTGCTACTACAAGTTCATCATGGACCTGCACAAGCATCTGGGCTTTTGTACCGATAAAGGCATCATAGACATCCACCATCGCCTTCTTACAGATGTCCGCAGCAGAACCTTGTACAACAGAGTTGACCGCCTGACGTTCGGCGCGAGCACGAAGGTTGTTGTCAGCAGACTTCAGATCTGGAAGGCGGCGGCGGCGTCCTGAAATCGTGCTGACAAAGCCTTTGCGAAGACCCGTCTTGATGACGTCACGCTTCCACTTCGTAATACCACTGAACTGCTCGTAATAACGGGCGATGACAAAGCGAGCGTGATCCTCATCGACACCGGTAGTTGCTGCCAGTTTCTGAGCACCACCGCCGTATGCGGTAAGGAAGTTCACGCCCTTACCCATCTGACGCTCTTCATCAGTAACCTCTTCTGGGGGCTTATTGAGGATGAGGGCGGCGGCACCGGAATGAATGTCAGCGCCAGTAAGGAAGAACTCGCTCATCTTCTTGTCATGGCTAAACATGCACATGACCCGTAGTTCGATCTGATCGTAGTCCGCAACCAATAGTGAATAACCAGGGGGCGCTACAAAGAGACCACGGACGCTGGACTCACGAGGAATGTTCTGAAGATTGGGGTTGCTAGAACTGAGTCGCCCCGTAGTAGTCCGATGTAGGTGGAACTGCGGATGTAGTTTGCCCTTGTTGAGTTTCTGAAGAAGACTATCGACGTAGGTGGACTTCATCTTCTTTGTCTCTGACCACTCCATGAGCATCGGTACAATGGGGTGGCTCTTCTCTAGTTTGCGAAGAGAGTCCTCGTCTACAGATGGCGCTCCTGTATTAGTTCGCTTACCTACAGGAAGAGATAAGCCGCCATCTCGTTTCTTATTGAAAAGCAGTTCCTGCTTACTCTTCGTACTGTCGGGATTGAACCCAGAAGGTGCATACGCCATCATGGATAGCAAAAGATCTTGGAGTTTCTGATCAAGTTCCTTACCAAGATTCTTCATGGCTCGGTGGTTGACCAAGATGCCGTTGTTCTCCATCTCCATGAGAACACGGAGAACTGCCATGTCCTGATCCAAGCATCGGACCAAGTCCTCGTTGTTCTTGATCTTCTTCCAGAGATTCTGATGAAGAAGCCAAGTCCATTTGGCGTCTAGGTGGACGTACTCTGTGGCTTGGTCAAAAGACACTTGAGTAATAACACTCCCTAACTTGCCTTGACGGGCGTAGGCCTCATGCTTGAAGTTACGAGTAATAAGGCTATTGAGGGAGTACTCAAGGAGATTCTCATTGACGACATGCTGCATCAACATCGTGTCCCGATATGGGCCGGGTGGAATCTCACCGCCGTAGTACTTGGCGATGGACCTAGCGTCGAACTTGACGTTGTGACCTACCTTGACGAAGTCACTGAAGAATAGAGGACGTAACGCCTCAAATACGACGCTCTTGGACAACTGCTCTGGAGGGTCGCTGAAGATAGCGGGCTTATGGTAGCGAGCCTTTGCCATCGACTCTTTGCCATTCTTCAGTATGTTCCTAAACCCTGGGGTTGGGACCGTAGACCCATCTCCTCGTTCCTCTGGCTCAATCACTTGACCGTTAGGGTGCCCCATAGGAATAGCCCAGGAACGTCCGAAGGTGGCAAGGCCGATCCAGAAGACCTCGTTACGTAATGGATCAAGGGCGATCTCTGAGCGCCAGCGTGATTCAATGCCCTCACGAGAACGTGCCAGGACGTCAGAATTCGTGCTCTTGAGATTCTTCTGATGCTCTTTCCATTCCTGCTCAAAGAGTTCATTGATATCAGGATGGCGGTCTACGGTGCCTTTGGTTTCAACGTCGAAACAAAAGATGCCGTAATCAGAGATGTATTCAACAAGATCACGCAGTTGTTCTTCAGTCGATACGACAAGGGGGGCCGAAGCCCCCCCGCCGCCAGCGTTAGTGCTGTTCATAGAGTCACTCAGTCATCAAACTCTTCAGCGATCTCCAGAAGTTCCTTGTAGGTAGGAATCTGGACAATCGAACCGTCATAAGCGTTCCGCATGAAACGCTTGAGGTCTGCGTCTGTCAGAGGTTCGATGTCATAGTCCTCAATGAGGTCACGATCACGAATCATCTGATGATTGGTAGCGGTGCGAGGGCCACGGCCACTCTTGCTAATTGCCCAGTAGTGCTTCGACAAAGGACCCTGCTTAGGGTCACTATCGAAGTTCTTCAACTGGTCAATGACACGAGCACCAACGTCGTAGGACTTGATGGCGTGATCACCATTGGAGTCCAGCAAGATGACATTGAAGGCGAATCGGCTAGAGGGCCGACTACCTGCGTCGCAGAGAGGGCATCCCTTTGGAGAGGCGTCTGCAATACAGGTGAAGGACTTACGTCCGACTCGCTCGTTGATCCAGTGCTGGCGATAGACAGCGTATGGCTCGTTCTCAAGGAACTTGACGATGACACGGTCCTCAGTGACCTTCAGGTACTGAGCGAAGGGGGAGTCAGCCGTCATGACCTTCTCTACCGCACCCCATCCACGCTTCACGGTGGACTTAAGGGGAACGTCCTCTTCGTCGTCGTCTTCCTCATCACGATACTTTTTGGAAGGGCGAACCTCTTCCTCATCATCGTCATCGTCGTATCGACGCTTCTCTGCCTGCTTCGCAGGGCGTCGTACCACTTCTTCCTCTTCATCGTCGTCGTAGCGTCCCATGACTATCCTTTCGGCCAATGGTTCTTGATGTGGTTACGAAAACCCTCCCAATCGGGATGGTGTGGGTCATCGATCTTATACTGTTCGGCTGCGTTTAGCAAGAACTCTACCTGTTCCATGCTGTAAAGACGCCTGCCTTTTGGTGAAGTGTTGGGGAGTTGGTGTCCTGATGGTGCTGGTGTTCTGTAGGTTGCCTTAGGTAGCCAGCCCTTGTGCTCCCAAGACCTTATCGTGATTGCTTTGCGGTTGAGGGCTTTTGCTAACTCTCCCACGGTGAACAACTGTCTGTCAACACCACCAATACGGTACACCACCGGTTTCGCTCCATTGAAGCGATCAACAGCAGTCAAGTAGTTGGTGCCAGAGTTCCCCCGATTCTTCGGTGGGCGAGTACCGGGCCAGTCAGGAAGATCTCCCAGGAGTTCTAGTGGATCACGATTCATCGTACGCCTTACCTTCAATAACCTTGAAGGCCCAAGTTATCTTCTCTTTGGTGAAGGACTCTACCTTCTCAGCGTACTCTTTTACTTCCCAAGAGATGGCTGCGAGTTTATCCACATCCAGCCGTTCCTGAACAACTTTGATATCGTCCCAAATGCCTTCTTCTCTAGCCCATTCCTCAGCAGCCTTTTCATCCAACTGGATGGATACACGCTTTTCTCGCTTGCACTGGTGATTACCTGAAGGAAGCCAAAGGTTGCCCTTCTCATCTTCGTAGCCAGATTCTTCGATCTTCTTAGAAATGGCCTGCTTCATCTCATCTAGTCGGGCATTCAATTTAGAAGCCATATCTTTAGTGTTGAGATACTCCCGAACGAGACGGTCTAGGTCTCCAGCCACAACATCTTGTGGTGCCTCGTCGTTGGATACTGGTTTGATGGTCCGAACCTGCATGTCTAATCCTTTCAAACTTTTGAGTCTCGGAGGAAACTCGTCAGGGTGTTGAGGGTGATATCCATACCGCCCTTGGAATCGTGGTGTTTACCATCCACGAAGGCTTCATTGACAGAGCGCTTGTGCTGAAGCATGTCGTACTGCCGTTCTTCGATACTACCTCTCATCACGAAGGTGGCAATAGTAACATGCGGAAACTTTGAAGAAAGTCGGATGATTCTGGCCTCCCGTTGCTCCAACTTACCGCTGGACCAGGGAAGGTCATAGGAAATTAGGTAGTTCGCCATCGGCAAGTCAACACCGTAACCTCCGGCATCAGAGGAGAGAAAGACCCGACACTTAGGGTCTGTGGAGAAAATGGTCTTGGACTCATCTTTCTGTTCTGATGACATATCTCCGGTGAACAGCACGCTCTTAGTTATAGGCTC